ATACTGTGAGAAATCGAAGTTACTTCCCTGATTAGAGGGCTGATTATTGCTCAATGCATTAGACATCATATCATTAGGAGGCGCCTGTTGACCTGGAGCTCCTTGAATCTGGCTATAGGATTGCATCTTAGAACTATATGCTGCAAATGCTCTATTGATAATCTCATTGGTATATTTATCCATGGCAGCCCGAGCTTTGGGGCTCACGAGGGGCTCAAATATCTTCATATTACCTAGAGCCTTACTTTGCATCTCTTTAAGAGCCTCAATACCTATAGCTCCATTGATACCAATTTTCGCTCGCACAAGTGCTAAATCCGGCTGAACATTTCGTGCTGCCAGTATCATCCCAGCTTCATCGGGGTTGTCATCTTTTAATGCACCCCAGATTTCCTTCGGGGAATAGCCTAAGAATTTACGGGAATATTTACCTTGAATATCAGTTAAATCCTTGTCTAGCTGACCTAATTCAGATACCAATGAGGATCGAATTTGAAGTTGCTTAATGTTTTCAGTATTCATTGGGTAGACAGGGACAATAGATTTAGGGTCTACACCACGTTCTTTAGCTAAATCCGATACTGTCTTACCTGCTTCAAAATTTTGAGCTGCCTCAACTGGATCCATTCCAAGACCTGCTGCTAAAGCCTGTTGTTGCGCTTTAACTGGAGCTGGCATTCTATTATAAGCTTCTGCCGTCATAATTTGCTTTCTACGATCGGCAACAGATTGCTTGGTATCTTTATTAAGCGCATCATGCTCATCAAACCACTTCTGCTTGTCTTCAGGAGTTGCATTAGGATGAGCTATCATGAAGTTATTAAAATCACCACTTGGCTTTCCTACTGTTCCCCCACCATTAGCCTTAGCATTAGCAGCATTAATCAAAGCCTCCTTATACCGCTTCTCAACATCAAGCTGTCCAGGCTTAGCATCAAGCTCAAGCTTCTTCATCTCATTAGCCAACTGATTCTTCTTCTCCTCATCAGCAATCTTCGTAGGCTCACGCTGCATCTTATAACCCTTAAGGGCATCTTCGAGCGCAGTCGCATACCAGGGTTGTTGAACCCCAGCTGCTATAAAGTTATTCCAATTCGTGATAGCCATAATTATCCTTAACCAAAAATGTTTTTAGCAATTCCGGCGCCAGTTTTGGCTCCAGCCATTCCACCTGCTGGGCCACCGAATGCAAATCCTCCTGCAGCTCCTAGAGCCTTAGCTATCATTTGAATCATTGCTGTTCTATTGGCATTCTTTTGCTGAGCATCTTGGAAACCTAGATTTGCATTCTGATTAGCATTGCCAGTTAAGACATCGCCTAAACCCTTGGAGGCATCATAGCCACGAGTTGCGGTATCGGCCTCACCCTTCAGTCCGGTATTGAAGACCCCAAGGATATTCTCAAGATATTGCTGCTGGTCTTTAGAGAGCAACCCCTGAACGCCTTTAGCCTGATTCATCTGGTCAAGAGGTGTACCAGCAACCCCACCAGCTGCGGCAGTATTACTCATCTCATTGGTAAGCTCATTCTTCGAGAATTGATATCCCTCAGATGGCTTATAGCCTTCCATGAGCCTATTAATGAATCCAGTAGGGTCTTTAGTCAGCTCGTCATACATATCCTGGCTAATTCCACCCGCAGTCTTACCCTTATTGATGTAATCATCATAGGTGTTATGCCCGATTCCAGGAATCTGATCGAGGTATGGCTTAGCTGCTCCAGCAGGACTATCACCGCCTCCAAATAATTTACTCAGTATGCTCATCTCAAATCCTTATGGGTAAGCTGTAGTCGTTATCTTACGTAATGCGCCATTAATTAATACTACCACTTCATAGACCAAATTGTCATCATCATGTACATACCATACACTCCCATCAGGAAGAGGTTGATCTGTAGGAGGGCCTAGAGCACGTATAGCAGTTAATTCGGCTTGAGTTACAGTCGGCAAAGTCCAACCATTATTACTAAGCCCAGCCCTCAGCACATTATTCAATTCATCATTATAGAGCTGAATCTCTGGAGTAAGGAAGCCGTCTTCCTTGGTATATTGTACGCTCATGAAGATTGGTATATTCATCTTATCACCTTCTTACAATCAATTGACCATTATTTATGCAGATAGCGCCAAATCCCCAGAAACGCATCTGAACCGTAAACTGATTCGCTTCACCAAGCTGATTGAACCGAGGCTGATTCTTATACTGCCCAGTAGCATGCATGAAGTACGGCACAACATTGCTATAGGTTACGCCGCCGTTCTTAGAAATCGTAACGTCAATCCTAGGGCGATAAATCTGGCAGGAACCACCCTCCACTAGCAATGGAAGGTCATCCTCGCTATACATGATGCCTCCACTGACTTCGCCAAGGATATGGCCATCACATTCGAATTGGAAATCAACTCCTGGTTCAATGCCATTCTCTATGGTGAAGCTAAACTGGGTTACAATGAAGCGCTCACTACCTGGCTGCCTGAAGGTATCGCACTTCCTGACGCGTGGAATCTCATAGACATTCTCATCATCCGTAGAGATATAAGTAAGGTCTGTACTTAGACGCATGAGACTACCTTGCTTCAAGCTTACGAAGTAGACTTCATTATTAAAGTAAGCAATTTGCCGAGCTGGATGATAGGTGAAATCCCAATCGGTTAAGTCATAGAACTTCATTGTCGTGAAGTCATGTGTGATACTGAAATTATCATCAGGATGGAAGAATGTGAGGATATAGAAGACATGTCCATCCTGTCGATAGAACATTGCAGTCGACTTATCAGGATGCTTGACTATGCTAAGTAGGAAGTCAATTCCATCCGTTGAGAGTCTCTCAGCCTTACCGCCTGCCATGTACATGATTGCAGGGGAAGACTTCTCATTAATCCCTAGCCATGCGACCATCTCATCACTTGCGGCTATGGTTGAAACGCTTGCTACCCCGTAGTCAATGTTGATTGATGGGTTACGCTGATAGACTTGTAAGCCGCCTACATCGCCCCAGATTTCTCCTACAGCGCTTCCTAGAACTAGAAGTTGATTACCATGCCCTGGAATTCTGATACATGCCTTGGCAAAGTCTGGCTTGGTTTGCAGGGTTAGGGTTTGGACGTACTTAATATCATAAGCTGTAGTTGCAGTCCCAGAACCATCATAGCCCGTCTTATAGACGTACCATTGCGAACCGCTATTCGTAGTCGATGCATTCCCGAAGATAAAGTGCGTATTCTGATAGGTGACATAGTTTGGAGTAAAGGATTGACTTGTCCCAGTCCGCACTATAGGCGCAACATTATCGATGGTTGCAACATAATTGTATATATATCCACCTGATTGCCCATCAATGATAGCAACCTGAGAGGATAGATTCTCATCCATGAAGACTTCGCCAGTAGAGGAAGCCATTTGGAAGAGGAAGCGCCATCCTAGATTAGGCTCTATACGGTAGATGTTAGAACCAAGGACTATCAATAGGAAGTTTCCGCGAATGGAATGGAATAACCCTCGGCCTTCTACGGGCACTCCTGGGGCTAGAATTTCTGCAGCTTGATTGTAGCCTGCGAAATTGATTAGCCAATCATCTGAGATAAATAGGTTCCAAGTGCGCTCGTCTGAGATCATAGAGTTGCGGCCGAAGATGCTACTCCCGACTATTTTGACTGGAACTTCTACTCCGCCTGGTGTCATGACCATTGACTACTTATCCTTAATTGAATAATAATTATACTAATTGACCCAACCATGGCCAATATTCACCTGTCCATAATTTATACCACCACGTCTCTGCAAGCTAGAAAGCTTAATCAGCCGCATATCCAGAGGGCCTGACTTCTTCTTAATATTAGCCTCAAGCTTATTAAGAGTCTTGGTCACGCCTGGAGGAACGCTATACTGATATTCATCACAGAGTCTGGCTGCTAAGTCGAACTTCAGATAGGTGATGTAAAATCTATCCAGAGTCAGGGATAAGTCCTGATTGATGGCTACAGAGTTCAGCCTGAATTGCCCCCATATCTGCAGGGGATAAGTGGTATTGGGCTTGAAGTAGATGAATAGATTAGCCCCATTGAAGCATCGCTCCATATGCCAACTTCCTGGGAGGGACTGAATGTTATCGGCCCGTGAGCTTCCGAAGTATTCTCTTCTAGCGCGATTCTCAGTCTGATAGCGCACAGTGTCTATGAAGAATGTGAATGTCTCGATTTCAATCAAATCTTGGATAAAGTACATCTCTTGGCCTGCGACAGCCGTGAAATCATGTTGCTGATAATAGGGGATAAGACCATTATCCATAGTCTTATCCTGCAGCAAGTCATTTAGGAAGCCAAGACCGTCATTGGCCTGTTGGCCTGACACGGTCTCAAAGCCACGGGAAACGATGCCTGATTCATAGTAAGCAGCGTTGATGAGCTGTAAAGTTGTGTAGGCCATGTCAATTCCTTATGACAATTGTGGTTCTAACTGGTCAAGGTATGCTGCAACTGAAATTGCGGTAGCCGAGCCTGTGACCAAGTAATCTACTGCGTCGGTATATGGGGAATCGATAGGACACTCCATTATATCGATGGTAGATACTGCAGCTACTGAGCCAGATAATCTTGCATAACCATTGGTTGCGCTGGATAATCCTGGGCGTAACTCAAGAGTATTAGCGGCACCTGTAGGAGTGAAGGCTACTAGGAACTTAGCATCGGAGCTGACGCCCATAGCTGGAATACCAGCACTAGCATCTACAGAAGCGAAGGTTGCAGAAGCACCAGCGGTTATGCTAGTAGCGATTGCCACATCCCACCACATCCATCTGTCAGCCGTAACACCTTCTTGACGGAAAGCCAATACATGCACTGCACCATCAGTCTTGATGAAACCGATACGTCTGAACATGTCATAGCCTGCTGGCAATAGAGGGTCAGTTACACTTAGAGAGATAACTACTGAGCCTGGCATAAGGCCGAAGCTGTCTCCAACTGCGTGAACTGCGTAGAATGTACTTGCAGCGATAGTGCCATTGTCTAGACCACCAGCGCCTTGAGTTGTGATGTCCACAGTTACTACAC